GTATAGAAATAAAACGTTAAAACAAAAATGGCGTACCCCTTATAAAGCCTGGGGTGGCTTATGTGTTTGTGTATGTGTGTTGAGAGCGTTGCAGTTACGCTAGTGGCTTGTTGCCACGCTTAGAGTTGCACACTGAGTGAGCAGGAGCTAGGGGACTGTTAGGGTCACCTGCATTGATGTGATCTGCAGTGATGTCTTTACGGTTAGTGAAGGGTTGCTTGCATAGGTGGCAGTGGGTTGCTGTGGCTCTAAGGTATGCCCTAGCCTTCCGATATGCGGTTGAGTTGTATAGGGTACGCCCTTGCTTCCTGATTGATTGTCTTAGTTTCTCTCGCTCATCTATCGTTGCTTGATGAACACTGCAGTATGAACCGCCTTGGGTTAGTGTGTTGCAGGTTAGGCATGGCTTAGGGAATCTACTCATCATTCATCCATCGGGTCGTTGTATTGGTCGTACAGGGCTTGAAAGCCTAAAGCAACAGTGTTATCGCCTTGCACCTGTATAACGCTTGTATCAGGCGTTGAAGGCTTCTCTGAGTGCTTGTGTGTCCGTCTCCAAGATTTGACTAGGGCAATAGCATCTCTGTCATCTGTTTCAAACTCTGCTCCACAGCTGCACACTTCTCTAATCATTCTATGACTCTAACAAACCTTATTTGAGATTTGCTGAAGTCGCTTAGGGGTTGAATAACTGTTGTTCTATACATAGCGTTAGCGTTGATTATCAGGTCGTTACCTAAATAGATCGCTGAATGATAGAAGCTAGTGCTTCCTTTGTAAGCGAACACTACGACATCGCCTACTCTAGGCTTGCTGACACGCTTGCCTGAGTGTGCCTGCTTGTTTGCTGAGTGCTCTAAGGTGATGCCTAAACGCTTGTATGTGTATCTCACCATGCCTGAGCAGTCCCAGCCAGAGATAGTTGACCCTGAGAAAACATAGGCAGTCTTATGCACCCTGGTAGTTAGGTAAGTTACTACACGCTTTAGTTTGTCACGCTTCGCCTGTTGCCTAATCTCTTTAGCGTTCAGTATCGCTACAGTCTTTAGATCAGGTTTGACTGCTTGAACTTGAATAGATACAGGTTTGACTTCGGCTTGAGCGTTACTTGTATTTAGCGTTAGAACTAATGCGGCGATTGCTAACAGTTTTACAGTCATCGGGCATCCTTACCCCATCCGCCACCAACGAAGCGAATAGTTTGTAACCCAAACAGTCTAACCATTGGCTTGTCACACTTAGGGCATAAAGGTGCAGTGTGTACCTCGTTAAGTTGAAAAGTTATAACTTCTATTTCGTTACAGTCAACGCATTGATACTTGTATGCAGGCATTGTTTGTCCTTTCTCTGCGTGGAGCTGTCGGGTAACGCTCCCGAGTCCTACCTGTTTCCACTTGTGGCTTTACAGGCAGTCGAAACTATTCCAGCCCCTAAATCTTGAATACTGTCCCAGTGTAATCTGTTTCACGCTCTAACACGAAACAAACAAGACCAGGAGTGCTATCTTCACCACTGTTTAAACGCCACCAGTTAGAACCGTTATCTAGGGTTGCAGCTTGAACCCAGAAGCGTGATGTTCCCCTGCTAGTAGATCCTAACTCTTGAACTCTTAGATGATGAAAATGTCCACTAACCAAAACTGTTGCAGCTGTTACTGACTGCTTACCGAATGACTGTTTACGCCACCAATCAGGAATCATGTTTGGGTTATTTGCCTGATGTCCATGCACCATGCCTAACACGTGATACCCATCACCGAACACGTCATAAGCCAAAGATTCATCATGCTTTGCAGGTTCGTGAAAAGTTATGTCAAGCCCTACTTCTTTGCTCAACCTAGCCAAAGTCCTACCAATGTGAATAGCCCAGTCATCAGTAGCATTTCCAACCTTCTGCTTACTTACCCTAAACTGACAGTGATTGCTGCCTACGCTTAGATAAGTTATCGGGGCAAACTTACATAACTGTTTTAGTGTGTCCCAAGCCATAGAAGTTGCAAGGTCAACCTGCTCCATAAGAGATAAGTCATTTGTTGCGAGTTGATGTAAGTCAGCTACGTTTCCAAAGTTTTCAATCGTGTCACCTACATCGCAAAAGATTATGCGTTCAGGTTTAGTTGATTTCACTAACTGCAAGAGCTTTGCCTGAGTTGCAGACACTCTAGCAATCATGGCTTCCACCCCACCCCTGTGATCTACCTTGCCAACCTGAAGGTCACTCCAGAGCACAACTAACGCTTTACCAGGGGAAACTGTTTTGACTACAGGTGCTTTAGTTTTCTTAGCCAGAGAGTAGAGCAAGGGTAAGTCTTTAGCAACGCCCTTCCTTCTCCAGCGTACTCGCACAGCTGTATGCCATGCAGGTTCAAGGGGAAAAGGTCTAGCAACCTGCCACCGAGAGATCCTTGGTTCGCCTACTATCTCAATCTCATCAGGGTTTATCCCTGCATCACGCAAAAAGCCATCTATGTCCACTGCTTCGCCATCAGCAACAGGCGGCAGAGTCGCTTCCCCACCATCACCATCAAACACAACTGAAGCATTCCAGCCTTCAGGTGCAACTATCTTTGGTGCAGGAGTAACTAGGTCTTCCAACATGAGCAACGCTTCTCCCTGTGATGTTTGATAGCTGTGTCACTAATCAACACGTTTCTCTTACGCAACTCATTACTAAGAGTCTTGCAAGGCCATTCAGGGTTCATAACGGCATCATCAAAAATAGTGGCATCCTTTTCAGGGATTTCTTCTTTCACAGTTCTAACCTTACAAGGCGTATGTTTTACAGGTATTGCTAAATCTTCAAGCATCACGCTTCTCCAGATTAGGGTCATAACTAACTTCAGCCGAATAAGGGTTGATAAGTCGTTTAGCCAGGTTATCTGCAAGAGTTTCCATGATGTCACCTTGAGCTGCTGAAACAATAAGCAAGTCTGCTAACTGATACCGGATACTGTCAAAGTCTGAACCCCAAACAAGGTTCTTGTCACGCAGTAGTTCTACTGCTTCATCTATAGCCCTAGTCATCATCGTTATCAGGATCTAACTCATCAATGTATGTTGCCTGAGTCACGTATGCAACAAAAATGCTCGTAAGCATCAACAGCACTATCCCTAAAACAAGAATGATAAGCATCACTGCAATAAACTCAAGCATCAGTCAATATCCACAGCATCAGTAAGTTTCTCCAACACTAGGTCAAAGATGGCTTGCATTTGAGCGTTACTTATAATCTCTGCTCGCTCTAACTCAATCAAAGCATCTGCTGTTCTTGCAGCTTCATCAGTACGCCCTTTCAAAACACCTGCCTTATAGTCCTTGCTGAAGATGTTCACAGCACTTTCACGCCTACAAGCACACTCAGTTGATACACAATTCTTACAGCTCATTTATGTTCCTTCTTTCATGGTTGTAGCCTGCACGACAAGGGAAGTCATCCAGACGTTTAGTCCCCCGCAAAATCTCTAAACACCTTTTACGTGAGAAACCTGTTTCTAGTCTAAGCACTTGCAACGCCTTATCCTGCTCTGCAAAGACTTCCTGCTTGACCTTTTCGTTCATCTGCCAAATAAACACTGCATCAGCCACATACAGCCTTATCGGGTAATGCATCAGTTTGTGATCTATCTTTATGCGTTTCACTGCTCACACATCTCAATAGCCTGAACTTCAGTAGTGTAAGTGTCCCAACAGTTAGGTTGAGTGCTCGCCCAGAACGCCAGAATCCCAATCAGAATCCCTAAACCTGCAATAGCTGAAGCAATAAAGTACGCTGACTCACGCTTAGTCAAATCAGTCATTAGTTTCCACTCCAGGTAGATAAATAACCTTTTCCCCATTCAGGTCAAACGATACGAGCTTGTTTGTTGCAGCACATCGCCTAACAGCGTTTAGATCCATAAGCAAGTTGATTATGCGTTTCTGCTCCTGAGCAACTTTCAGGCTAATAATGTCATCCAAATAGGCTCTAGTCATAACCAAGTTCTTATCGTTACCCCTGCATTTACAAGTAGTCATAACCAGCGTTTCATTCAACTCTTTAGACATCACGTTCACCTTTCAACTGTTGAATGAGTTTGTATGTTGCTTCAGACACAGGCAATTGCATAAGCAAGTCAATGATGCGTTCACGCTCCTGCTTCCTGCCCTGCTCACGATAAAAGTCACGAACACGCTCTGCACTCTCGTAACGGATAGACTCACTCATCTTTAGTTCCTTCCAAAATAGCGTCAATAGCCAGCAAATCCATTTCACAAAACTTTGCAGGATCAATGCAATACGAAGCGTCATCAGCATTTACACAAAAAACACACATCTCATCTTTGAACACCTTAATAATCCGTTCACGCTCAGTCTTCACACCTGCAGCATAAGCCTGCTCAATGCTCAGCTGTATAGAACCGTAAGTTGTCGTTACTTCGTCATCATCTTTCCAGGCACTCATCAGAAACCCCTTTTGTACATGTTTAGAAACACAGCGAAAAGAAAAGTCAAGAAGACTGTCACAGTGATTGGGTGAGTCAAGAATGGTTCAACAAAATTGAAGATAAACGCTGCAACATACAACCCAGACACAGTGACCACAGCAAGAATAAT